GAGAGAGTTCCTTCACCATAGGATGAAAAGATTATGAATGACGGCGTAAAAATTTTGCTTGAACGCATGAAGACCAACCCTGAAGAGTTTGGCGGAGTGCATAGCAAATGGAATTATGTGATATCTGAACATATTGCCTTTTTAGAAGAAGCCGACAGGCTAGCAATTACTGGGGCTATAGATAAGATAATGCAACAACGCTTTACGGAAGAAGTAATGAAGGAACTTATTGACCCACAGCGAGAAACAAAAGACTGGGTAGAAAAAGTAATGGACTCACACGGCTTAAACTCAAAAGGAACAACTTGGGGAAGGCTACAAGTTTGAACATCATCACCTTAGACTTCGAAACTTACTACGACAGGGCGTTTAGCTTATCAAAGCTAACGACAGAAGAATATGTTCGTTCAGATATGTTTGAAACAATAGGCGTTGCTATAAAGGAGAACGACAATGAAGCGATTTGGTTTAGCGGAACACACGATGAGATTTCTAGGTTCTTGTATAAGTTTGATTGGTGTCATTCTTTTGCACTTGCTCACAACGCTATGTTTGACTCCGCTATTCTTTCTTGGCGGTTTAATATTCAACCGATGGCTTGGTTGGACACGCTTAGCATGGCTCGTGCAACGGATGGGCTTGAGGCTGGAAACAGCCTTGCTAAATTGGTGGACAGATACTCTTTGGGGCAGAAGGGAACGGAAGTTCTTGATGCTTTGGGTAAAAGACGCCAAAACTTTAGTGCTGGGGAACTTAATGTTTATGGTAACTATTGCATTAACGACGTGGAGCTAACCTACAAGTTATTTAATATCTTAGCACAGCGCTTTTCAAAGACAGAACTCCAGCTTATTGACTTAACAACGAAGATGTTCTCCGAGCCGATACTGCAACTAAACACTCCATTACTAGAACAACATTTGATGCAAGTTAAAGCCCGCAAAGAGAAACTACTTGATGCTTGCATATCAGATAAAGACACCCTAATGAGCAACCCCAAGTTAGCTGAACTGCTTATAGGTCTAGGTGTAGAACCGCCAACAAAGATAAGCCCTGCTAATGGGAAAGAGACCTATGCTTTTGCTAAAAACGACGAAGGATTTAAGGCGTTGGCTGAACACTCTGATGAACGAGTTCAAGCTATCATTGCCGCTAGACTGGGGACGAAGTCAACCCTTGAAGAAACACGGACGGAAAGATTCATTAATATTAGTTTACGGGGCAATATGCCTGTACCACTTCGTTATTATGCTGCTCATACTGGTCGTTGGGGTGGCGATGACAAACTAAATCTACAAAATCTGCCACGCAAATCTTTGCTTAAAGATGCAATTACAGCGCCAAAGGGTCATGTGCTTATAGACGCCGACTCATCACAGATTGAAGCAAGGATTGTTGCATGGCTATCAGGGCAAAACGACCTCATCGAAGCGTTTGAAAGGAAAGAAGATGTATATAAAATCATGGCATCGGCGATCTATAACAAAGAGGAAAAAGAGATCACCTCGGAGGAAAGGTTTGTGGGTAAGACGACAATTCTTGGCGCAGGCTATGGGATGGGTAGCATTAAGTTCAGGATACAGCTTAAAACTTTTGGGACTGAAATTGAAGAGTCGGAAGCTGCGAGAATTATCGAAGTTTACAGGCGCACCTATCCACACATCCCAAAACTTTGGAAAGAAGCTAATAATTCCCTCGAAGCCCTATGTGAAAGAAAAACTTGTAAAGTGGGGGTTCAACCCCAAGCGCTTAGTCTTACGGCAGACGGTTTTTTATTACCATCGGGACTCTTCCTCAACTACAAAGACTTAAGAAAAGATAGCGATGAAATCGAAGGCTACTCATACTCAAGCCGACGGGGTCGTATAAAAATATACGGCGGTAAGATTGTGGAGAATGTTTGTCAAGCATTGGCTAGGTGTGTCATCGGTGAGCAGATGCTAAGAATAAGTAAGCGGTACAAAGTTGCGCTGACTGTGCATGACGCAATCATGGCGGTTGTGAAGGAAGAAGAGGCGGAAGAAGCCAAGGCTTATGTAGAAGAGTGCATGAAGTGGAGGCCGAGCTGGGCGTTAACATTACCCCTTTCTTGCGAAGTAGGCGTTGGTAAATCATATGGAGAATGCTAATGAAATTTTTTGCGTGGGTAGGGGCGGCTTTTATTTGTTGGACAAGTTTCATGCTTTACATGGTTTATCAGGAGCATAAAAAACAAGTGTATGCGTGTTCGGACTTAAGACCAAATGCGCCAATAGATGTAGTTAAACAGTGCGAAAGACTAACAAAGAAAGGAAGCAAATGAATCAAGAAATGGATGTTTTTGTGGAAGATACTTTATGGAGCGCATCCCAAAGAATAGAATCCCTAGGTTATAAAGTTGGCAATGCGGCTGATGTTTTAGAAGCTATAGCGGCTGAAACCAACGAAGATCCAACTAGCGGGGCACTTTGGTTTATGCGTGATGCATTAAAAGCTTTAGCAGACGAAATAATTTTGGAAGCAGACAAATTGCTCGAAGATAGAAAAGCATTAAAGGACAACATAAAATCTGTTAAAGGCAAGAAAAGCAAATGACAGACAAAATACTACCCTTTACAGGGAACACCGTGTTAGATAGCGATGCCGACGATATATTGGAAGCCAACAAAGGTAAGTACGAAGGCTTTGTAATAATAGGTTATGGACATGATGGGGAAGAGCGCCTTATCTCTACGACCAGCGACTCTGCTTTAATACTATGGTGGCTTGAGAGAGCCAAGAAAACTATTTTAGAGAGTGCTGATCCATACGAGGACTGGGAATGAGTTACGTCATTAAAGACGAGAACGGCGAGACTATGCGCACTGTGCATAGGCAAGAAGAAGCCAAACAAATTGTGGCTAGCCGTGAGGGTTGGACATTTAAGTGTGTGCGCAAGCCCGTATCAAAACCTGATTTATCTAGTCTAGGGGAGGCATTGTTTTAATGAAACCAACCGATGAGTATAAAGTCTGCTCGTTAGAAGAGGCAAAAGAATTTGCCAAAAAACGAGTAAGAAGAAATAACCCTATCGGGAAAGAATGTCAAAAAACTGAACCAAACAAACAAAAATTTACCGAAAGGGAAACAAACTATGTAGCAGAAGCACCATACCAACCCGGCTATGAGGATGCCGTAGTCACGGAGCCAAAGCCATTTTTATGCGGAATCTACAAGTCAAAACCCCTTACAGATCAAGAGATTGACGATATTTCGGACGGGGTTTCTAATTACATTGATACATACGCAGGCAGGCGTGAGTTTGCCCGAGCAATAGAAAAGGCGCATGGAATCAAATGACTAAATTTGCTTGGTCTTACTCATCCCTTGGGTTGTTTCAGCAATGCCCTAAAAAGTATTACCACCTTCGTGTGCTCAAAGATACCAAAGAGCCTGAGAGTGAGCCGATGCTTTATGGTAAGGCAGTGCATGAAGCGGCTGAGAAATACATAGGAGAAGATGTTCCAATACCGGAGAAGTTCTCATTCATTACTCCAATATTAGATATTCTTAAGGCTATACCCGGCCAAAAGTATTGCGAATACAGAATGGGTCTGACCAAGGAATTAAAGCCCTGCGAGTTCTTTGATGCGGATGTCTGGTTCAGGGGCGTAGCCGACCTGCTTATTGTCAATGGCGAACTAGCTCATGTCATAGATTACAAGACAGGCAAAGACAGCAAGTATGCCGACACTAAGCAGTTAGAACTCATGGCTTTGGCGGTGTTTAAACACTTCCCCAAAGTTAAGAAAGTCAAAGCAGGATTAGCGTTTGTTGTGTGCGAAGATTTTATCCAAGCTAAGTACGACAAAGAGAACGAACCAAAGTTTTGGTTGCGATGGATTGAAGAGACCGACCGCCTCACTTTAGCATACGAAAACAATATGTGGAATCCAAAACCTAACTTTACTTGTAGAAAGTTTTGCCCAATAATGACTTGTCAACATAACGGAAGAGGAGAATATAGATGAAAAAAGTATCATGGGAAGAATCGCTTAGGGTTGCCCAACCTAGAGTGCAGAACATATGGGATGGGGTATACGAACCAAAGCCACACCCCTATGCCGACCGCATTGCAGAAAACAAAAGGATACCTAGTTTATGGACACCAACCAAAGTAGAAGGGAGCAGGAAATAATGGAAATCAAATGCAAAATGATTAAAGAGTTACCTGATGGTTCAGCCATCATAACTATAGACTTAGACGAAGACGCCAAAGAGTTCTTAATTGGCGAAGGTTTTTTAACTATAGTTAAGCGCTCCCTTGCGTCGTCTGAAAGCTATGTGCCAAAAGAAAAGGCCAAAAAGAAATGAACGAGCAAGATTTAAGAGATTGCTTTGCGATGCTTAGAGGCGTAACAGGAGCAAGTCCAATCGAGTGCTACGAATTTGCCGATGCAATGTTAGAAGCACGCAAAGCAGAACCTGAACAAGAGGTTGGTATTGTTGCAGCTAAGTCAAGAAGAAAGGCAAAAGATGCATGAGTAGGGAATCGGGGGATATAGAAAAAGATTTATACGCAATGACCCAAGAAGAGATTGCAGAAATATTGGGTGTAACAAAATCGGCAATAGTACAACTAGAGAAGAAAGCACTAGCAAAAATAACTGCAAAACTTATTGAGCGTGGTTTTGACTTTGAAGATTTTTTTGGAGAAAAAAATGAGCATGACTGGATGGCAAAAGCATGGACAAAGCGAGCAAAGCGAGCAAACCCAGAGCCAAGAAGACGTCGTAAACAATCCTAAACATTACACTTCCCATCCTTCGGGAGTAGATTGCATCGACATTACTGAGCACATGAACTTCTGTCTTGGTAATGCATTGAAGTATATTTGGCGTGCGGATTTGAAAGGTGATGCTATTGAAGACTTACAAAAAGCCGCTTGGTACATAAACAGAGAAATAGAAAGGAGAAGCAAATGAACGACGAACAAATAACCCCATACAACCCAGATTGGTTTCCGCCATGCTTTGAAAGCAAAAAACAGCACAGAGAATACATGTGGCAGGTTTTTAGGACAAAGCAACCCGAAGACGAACTTAACTACTGCATGGACTGCACTAGGGAATACAAAATTAAAATGCTTAAAGAGAAGCGCTGTGAGCACCCTGAGACTATTTTTGTCACATGGAAAAATACGGTTAAGTTCCCAAAAGATACAGTAATGTTTAAGCCTGTTATCCCTACACACAGCGACCAAGAAGAACCTGACGTAATTGGAATATCTAACCTAAGTAGATTTTGGAACACTCCCGCCTATGACAAACCCTAATATAGAACCTATCCCTTTTATGGGGCTTGTAGATATTGAAGAGTACCAAGTAATCAATGACTTGAACAAATATATATGTAAAAACTACGGCAATAACCCTGAAAATATGCCAAAATATGTGGTGTTAGGAGACGGAAGTTTCTATATTTTCCACAAAGAGGAGCACAGATATGCCATATGTGAACAAGCCACGCCCATACAAAAAGGAATATCAGCAACAACTGGAGAGGGGGGAGCAGCCCAAGAGAAACACTCGAGAGAGAGCCCGCTATGCGATGGACAAGAAGGGCGTAGACAGGAAGGGGAAAGACATTGACCATGCTATACCACTATCCAAAGGCGGTACGAATGCTCCTAGCAACCTTAAGCTTAAATCTCCGAGTGCTAACAGGTCTTTTAGCCGGAACTCGGATCATACGGTAAAGAAGAATAAACCTAAAAATGGAAATACTAAATAACAAAGCAATACTGATTACGACTCGCCGACCGCATCTCGTAACCGAGTGCATACCAAAAAGCCAAATTGTTGAAACCCAAGGAGATTTACATAAAGTATTAGTTAATTGGGGATTAGAAGAAGCACAAGCACTATCCAAATTAAGAGTTAAAAACGTACCATCGCCTATAAATAAAGACTACAAATGGCCTGGTAAGTTTGCCCCAATGCAACATCAGCGGGAGACCGCATCGTTCTTAACACTCAATCAAAGAGCGTTTTGTTTTAACGAACAAGGCACAGGCAAAACTGCATCGTCAATATGGGCAGCGGACTATCTCTTGACCAAGGGTGTTATATCTAGGGTTCTTGTTGTTTGTCCTTTGTCTATTATGCAGTCCGCATGGCTAGCCGATTTGTTTAAGTTTGCTACGCACCGCAAAGTAGATGTGGCTTACGGAGACAGGCACAAACGCAAAGCCATCATAGAAGGCGACGCCGACTTTGTTGTAATTAATTATGACGGTGTTGAGATTGTCGCCGACTCCATTGCGAAAGGCGGGTTTGATTTAATTATTATAGACGAAGCCAACGCATACAAGACAATAACTACCCAGCGCTGGAAAGTTCTTAACGGGATAATAAACTCAAAGACTTGGATATGGATGATGACGGGTACTCCAGCAGCACAAAGTCCAACAGATGCATACGGATTAGCCAAGATGTGCGTACCCCAAAACGTTCCTAAGTTCTTTGGCACCTTCAGAGATCAAACTATGCTACACGTCAGTAAGTTCAGATGGGTTCCAAAACCAAACGCCAACGAGGTTGTGTTTACTGCTCTTCAACCAGCCATCCGTTTTACTAAAGAAGAGTGCTTAGATCTACCGGAGGTTACACATGTTTTTCGGGACGCCCCCCTTACTCCGCAACAGGAGAAATACTACAAAATCCTTAAAAAAGAAATGCTCATGGTGGCAGACGGCGAGGAGATCAGCACAGTTAACGCAGCTGTTAACATTAATAAACTTCTACAGATTAGCGGTGGCGCAGTCTATTCAGACACAGGCGCAGTGGTTGAGTTTGATGTGTCGAACAGGCTTAAAGTCATTCAAGAAGTTATTGAAGAAGCTAGCCATAAAGTCTTAGTGTTCGTGCCATTTACCCATACCATAGAATTGCTTGCTGCGCATTTAAAGAAAGCAGGGATAACCAACGAAATTATAAATGGTGCAGTGCCAGTAAATAAACGCACCGATATATTTAAGCGGTTTCAAGAGAGGGAAAACCCTAGTGTTTTAATCATCCAACCACAAGCAGCCGCACATGGTGTAACATTGACTGCTGCAAACGTAATTATTTGGTATTCGCCTGTAACATCTATCGAAACATACTTGCAAGCTAATGCTCGTATTGATAGGCAAGGGCAAAAGAACCCGATGACTATTGTGCATATTAAAGGAAGCCCTGTAGAGGGAAGACTTTACAACCTGCTACAAAATAAATTGGATACGCATGAGAAGCTTATTGACCTGTATAAAAAAGAAGTTACAGAAAGTACTTGACAAGGTCAACAGATAGTATTAAGATGTATCAAACAGACATAGATCTGTCTCTAATGAAAGGAAGTATATGGAAGTTAAACCATCAGTTGATGAACTCGTTACCGTCTACATTAAAATTCGTGACGCACGAGACGCTGCTCGCAAACAAGCCGATGAAATAGATGCGGATTTTGAAGAGCAGTTAGGTGTAATTAATCAGCAAATACTAGAAATCTGCAAAGAAACAGGCGCCGACAGCATCAAAACAAAGCACGGCACTGCTATTCGCACGATCAAATCTAGGTATTGGACTAATGACTGGGAGCGGTTCTATGACTTTATGTTTGAGCACAACGTGCCTGAACTGTTGGAACGTCGCATTCATCAGACCAACATTAAGCAATTCTTAGAAGAAAACCCCGACCTGCTACCCGCCGGGTTAAATGTGGATAGCGCTTATTCAATAACTGTAAGGAGAAGCAAATGAGCGAATTAGCTCTATTTAAAAAAGATCTACCCGACTATCTTAAGAAAGTTGAGTTAGACGATGCAACAAAGGCATTACTTGGTAGTGGTGGCGGTGGCAAACGTATTTCTTTGCGTGGCGGTAAGTTCCGCATGGTAGTTAACAACGAAGAAGTTATGACTAGCAATAGTGATACTTTAAATATCGTTGTTGTTAACAACGCAAAGAGAGTGTCCCGTACTTTCTACGCCAAGGCATACAACCCCAAGGAAACAGCGACCCCTCCAGATTGCTGGTCTTCTGATGGCGAAACACCTGATGCAAGTATCGAAGAGCCACAGCATCACAACTGCAACGAGTGCCCACAAAACGTAAAGGGTTCTGGTCAAGGTGGTAGCCGTGCCTGCCGTCACTTCCGCCGTATTGCAGTAGCGCTTGCAGATGATGTTGGTGGTGATGTATATCAGATGACGCTAGCTTCTAAGTCCATCTTTGGTAAAGGCGACCTAGAGCACATGCCGTTTGAGCAGTTCGGTAGCTATGTTGCATCACAGGGTTACAACCTAAACAACATGATTACTGAGATGCGTTTTGATCCTGATAGCGATACAGCTAAGCTATTCTTTAAACCAGTAGCGTTCTTAACTGAGCAAGACTGGGAGACAGCTAAGCGTCAAGGTGCATCTATGGCTGCTAAGAAAGCTATTGAGATGAGTGTTCCTAAAGCCGACAGTGCACCTAAACTAGCTGCACCGAAAGCGGAAGCGGAAGATCCTCGTGCTGAAGTAGCCGAGCCTAAAAAGCGCCCCGAGAAAAAAGCTACGGAACCAACTGCTAAGAAAGACGTTAAGTCAATCCTAAGTAGCTGGTCAACGGATGACGCATGAGCTTAAGAGGTTATAGCCTCCGGCTTTTTAGAGCTAACCAAGAGGCGGACTCCAAGTTAATTGGGGTTCAGCTTGGTAGGTATTGTATAACCAAAGACATACCGGTATATCAGATTGCAGAAAAGTTTGATGTGTCTCGCATGACGATATACCAATGGTTTGTAGGTGCTACAAAACCCAGTAAAGAGCGGGCTGAAAAGATAAAAGCATTGCTAGAGAAAGCTCGCTTTAGCGTTTAGTTTACCCCCGGGGCAGCTAGTTTGACGGAACGAAAAGAGGGATGCCGAACCCTCCTGCTGCCCTTCCTTTCTTCGGCTTTGAGGTGATATGGCAAAGACAGACTTATTAACGGCAGTGCTTCCCAAAGAAGGGTGGTATTGCATAGTCGGTTTAAAGCAACAGGGGCATCCAAGACAAGTATTTGTTGAGACACTTGATGAAGCGTCTGATGAAATTGAAAACTTATTGTCTCAATCCTATGATGTTTATTTTGCTTGTGCCAAGTATGGTAATGATGTTGACGGACGCACACAGAAAAATAGCACATACTTTAAATCGTTTTGGTTAGATATAGATTGCGGAGTAGGTAAGCCGTATACAACGCAAGAAGAAGGCTTAGCTGCGCTTGAGCAGTTTTGCAAGACTATTAATATGCCGATGCCGTCAACCGTTAATTCGGGGCGTGGTGTCCATGTGTATTGGAGACTTGCACAAACTATATCTCGCAACCAGTGGAAGCCCGTAGCCGACCGCATTAAATACTTGTGTGAAGAGCATAAGTTCAAAGCCGACGGCTCCCGCACTGCGGAAAGCGCATCTATTCTTAGAGTACCTGAGACTTTTAACTATAAGCAAGCCGAGCCGCTACCGGTGTCGATTATCAACATAACCGATGAAATGGATTATGAAGATGTAAAAAAGCGACTTGGTGTGCTTGTGGGTCCCGACTATATCCCACGGCAGTATAACCAAGATACAAACACCAGAAAAAACTCACAGAGTCGGTTTAAGACCATCATGCTCAAAACGCTTGATGGCAAGGGATGCAATCAGATTGCTAATTTGGTTGAGAACCAAGCCACGCTTGACGAGCCTAGATGGCGTGCAGTCTTAAGTATTGCTACGCATTGCGTAGATAGGGATATAGCTATACATGCTGTAAGTAAAGAGCATCCTGAGTATGACCCAGCAGCTACAGAACGAAAGGCTGAAAAGATTGAGTTCCCGTATTCCTGCGAGAAGATGGAGTACTACAACCCAGGGTTCTGTAACGACTGCCAGCATAAGAACAAGATTAAAAATCCTATCCAATTAGGTAACGAGATTCTTGTAGCCGAGCCTGATGCACCAATTGTTTCCGAAACCCCCAAAGGCGAGAAGCAAATATTTAAAGTTCCTGAGTTTCCGTTTCCATACTTTAGGGGCAAGAACGGCGGTGTGTATCGGCAAAGTGCGGATGAAGAAGACGAGCCAACGCTTATATATGAGCATGACTTATATGTTGTTAAGCGTTTAAACGATCCTAAAAGAGGCGATGCAGTTTGGATCCGGCTACATTTACCGAAAGACGGGGTTAGAGAATTTGCTATACCGCAGACAGAAGCTATGACTATTGAGAAGCTGCGGGATAAATTATCTTGGCATGGTGTTGCTGCACCTAAAAAGCAGATGGAAGGAGTTATGTCCTACATCATTTCGTTTATTAAAGACTTACAAAATAGAGAAAGAGTAGAGATTATGAGAACACAATTTGGTTGGACGGATAACGACGCCAAGTTTATTCTTGGGGATCAGGAGATTTCAGCAGTAGGAAACAGCTATAGCCCACCATCTGCAGACACAGGTAGCTTGGCTGACTGGATGACGCCGGTTGGTTCTTTAAAAGAATGGCAGTCTATTGCACAGACTTACAGCATGGAAGGGTTTGAGCCACACGCATTTGGATTCTTTACAGCCTTTGGTGCCCCACTAATCAAGCATTTAAACCTTAAGGGTGCGATTGTTAACCTGATTAATAACACGTCAGGCACAGGTAAATCTACAGTATTGAAGATGTGCAACAGCGTTTATGGGCACCCCGAAGAACTAATGCTTCAGTGGAAAGATACCTACAACGTCAAGATCCATAGGCTCGGCATTATGAACAACCTGCCTGTAACAGTTGATGAGATTACTAAGATGACTGGGGATGAGTTCTCGGACTTTGCCTACAGTATTTCTCAGGGTCGTGGTAAGGGGCGTATGAAGTCTCAGGATAACGCCGAGCGGGTTAATTTAACCAAGTGGGGAACCGTAGCTCTATGTAGTTCTAACGCATCGTTCCAAGATAAGTTGACATCTTTAAAAGCTACACCTGATGGCGAGTTAATGCGCCTGATTGAGTACCGCATTGAGATGACTGATAACCTAAGCAAGGAGCAAGCCGACGCCATATTTAACGGACTGTATTCTAACTACGGATATGCCGGGAAGATGTATATTGAGTACCTTGTAGCTAACCTAGAGGACGCAATAGATACGGTTAAACAGGTTCAGCAGAAACTAGATGCCGAGATAGGCTTTACCAACCGAGAGCGCTTCTGGTCAGCTGTGGCGGCGTGCAACATAGCTGGTGCTTTAATGGCTAAGGATATTGGGATCATTCCTGACTTTAATATTGGGCGGGTATACCGCTGGTTAGTGCAAGAACTGACAACTATGCGTAGCGAGACTAAGGCCCCTAGCTCTAACCAAGCCAGCGTCATAGGTGAGTTTATGAACGAGCACCGTGCTAGCACCCTAGTTATTAATGGCGAAACAGACCGTCGGACTGGCATGGAGCAGCTACCCATCGTCGAGCCTAAGTTCAATGACTTGTTTATTAGGATTGAGCCGGACACCAAGAGGCTGTTTATTAACGCTAAGCAGATACGCAGCTACTGTTCCAAGCACCAGATCACCTTAAAAGACGTCCTAAAGGGCTTGGCTGCAGACAAAATCTACCTTGGCGAGGTCAAGAAACGGCTATCTAAAGGTACTAAAGTCAGTTCTCCCCCCGTGTCTGTCTTGGTGTTTAGCCTAGATAACGAGCACTTCCTTGATACCGAAGCCCTTATAGAGACAGTAAAAGCCGCCCCAGATGTTGATCCACAGACTCAGCTTCAGAATTAATTGGAGGAAGTTTGTGGTCGGGGCTTCTTTTTTTATACCTTGTTTGGACGTCGAAGAAGCTCAGAGTCAGATCAAGCGGACCACCAAAAGGCTACGCTATAAGATAAAAACACAACTTGTTATAGAGCAGGGGGTCCAGGGCTTGCGTGTGTGGCGTATTCAGTAGTATCATTCGGATGTAGTCGTTTGGTTTCGGCTACTTCCTTTCAGTTGTAATCTTGGCCCCGTCTTAACCGACGGGGTTTTTTATCTGGCGTAATCTCTCATGCCATCAAGATACGGCATCAACTTCTTATTGATAGGTATACCGCCCGTAATATTAGCCAAAGCTCGGTCTTTGTAGCGGCGCTGGACGGAGTCATATAAAGCCCCACCATCTATTGCTACGGCTGGGTTGGCAGCGTTAAATTTCATAATCTTCTCAATAACCCGCTGCATATCCTCTGGGCTGTTTCCGTCTACGGCTATAAAGAAAGCATTGAGTAAGTCATTATGCCGACTCATTATTTCTTCGTTTGCACTCTTCATCTCGATGGCGGACTTTTGTTTCTTAGCCGTATCTTCTGGAGAGAAACCAAGCATTTGGGCTAGTGCTTCTGCTGGCGTAATCTCTTCGTCCAAAGTAGCACCCTTCATGGTAAGCGCTTTGCCTTCCATCATATACCGTGTTCCAACCATGACATTCTTAATAGCTGCTGGCATCATAACTTCTATAGCACGTTGTGTATAGCCGTCGTTGTAGCGTTTGTATGCTTCCACATAATTTAGCAATGCGCCGGCAGTTGGGCCCATTAAGTTAGTCATCATGTTCTGCATGTACTGGACTTCGTCTTGGCTCTTCTTAACGTCAGGGAACCACATGTCGGTTAAGTTAATTCCCATACGGTCGGCGAAGTTCATACCTGTAGCCTGCGACAATAAACCACGGGATACGGTGTCACCAAAGAAGTCTCCAAACTGTCGGTTAGTCCAGTTTTC